AGGTGGTAAAACCAATCGTTAAACAGATTATTAATCGAGTTAAAAAAGCTTTAGGTAAACCAGTTAGACCTTTAACACAATCAGAAAAAAGATCTAACGCTTATCGGGAGAAGAGGGGCTTACCACCTCTAAAGGTTTAAGTGTATGTCTATGCGGTAAGACTTGTCCCATCTTGGGTTTTACGAGAATGTCTTCACAAATCTTGTGATAGGAAGAGGTAGGAGAAAATTCTATACCAGCTAACTTTAATTCTCCACAGTTCTTCAGTCTTGTAATTTCAAAATCTAATCGCTTAAAGTTAACTAATTCTTGCTGTAAAGCTAACTGTTTATCTACAGCAGACTTACATCTTTTTTGTAATGAATTGTCTAAAGGAATAGAGAAGTTTGCAGATATACCAAGGTTTAAAGCGAAGTTATCTTTTTGTCCAGTTCTAGTAGCTACATAATGGCTAATTGTTCCATCATCGTTATAGGAAGGAGCGTTATACCAATACTCTCTAGGAGTACTATATGTATGCGAATCGGTAGCAAATGGCGAAATAGTTAACATTGGGCCTTGGCATATTATGTTTCCTCCGTAATGATTTGTAACACTATTTCCAGGTAGATTTTGAATTCCCATATTGGTCACACTGCCACTACTATTAGCAACGGGAGCTGCCGTGGAACTTGTCTGCGCTGCGGCACTCCCTCCATATAAGAGAGCTACTGCGAGAAGACCGAGGTAGTTTCTGTGACGGACTCTATATTTGTTGTTCGCTGAATGGTTGTTACATTTTGGAGCGAAGGCCCACGATAAGTTTCTACGAATTGAAAGGGTTGACCTTGATTCGTAATCGTGACGTTTCCTCTGGAATTGATGTCTAATCCAGTCCATGTTTGTGATTGTCCTCCCACTGTGCTTGTAGTGGTATTGGGGTCAGGTGCGATTGAGTTTCCATCAATAGAAATATTTGAACCATTTAAAGAATATTGATAGCCAGAGTAATCGTGAGAAACAATATTTTCTGTCACTACGCTAGTCGTTCTTGTGGTGGATTGCATCGTACCGCTAGTGAAATTCGGCACAACAGGTACACAATAAGCGGGAGAATTTATAAGTAATAACAGTGGCAAAAGCCGCTTCATCACTTAACAGTTAAGGCACTCTCAACACTTCCAATCGCAGAAGTGCCAGCTCCACCTGCGGTTATTGTTACTACACCTTGGCTTGTAATCGTACCCGCTAAACTACCTGCAACTCCAGCAGCCGTTGAAGTTACATTAGAAAAATTCCCTACAGCTCCTACCGCTGGAGCTGAAGTAGGGACTGCATCCGCTTGAGTATAACTTTGGGAATACGAGAAGGCGGCTCCTGGGTTATCTTGCGTTGCAGCAATCGTTCCAGGCGAATAAACGCCACTCGTAATTGTCCCAACCGAGACGGTTCCTGCAGTTGTGCCATCAGTTGTGTCTATGTTACTTCCAGCAGCCGAGAAGCTTGAGCCAATCCTTTGTGCTTGTGTAGCAGCCGCATTAACTGTGAGCTGAGTGCTGGTGGTTATTGCATGGGTTATATCAGCCCTAGCAGGAGCTGCAAGAAATAATAGGAATATTAATAATTTCATTCCTTCAACCTCCCCGTAACAGGATCTATATCCTTACCAGTAATGGGATCAGTCTTAACAACTTCAGCTCCATTAATAGTTAAAGGAGTTTGTACTCTAATGATCTGCTCAGTCTGTGCTGTATTGCTTTTAGCAATCATTGCTTCCATATCTTCTTTACTTACACCATTTCCATTCTTCTTGTCTTTAGCTGTAGCAAGACCAAATGTCGAAAGTGCTCCTGTGAAGACACTGGCGATAAAAGTTGGATCGAAGTTTTGTTTCTGGAATCCAGGGAGATCTACATAAGCGAGAGTCAGAATAAAGCCTGACCACACAACGATTCCAAGTCTTACTCCAACACCAATAAGAGCTACCTGTTCATCTTTATCTGGGGTTATATCTTGAAGCTTCTTTAAAAGACCTTTCTTCTTTTCCTCCTTTATTTCAGAAGGCGGTGGAGTTTGGTTGTCTGCCATAAATAAATATAATGCAACTTAACATTAGCGTTAAATTAACCAAAATACATGAACGAGATCTGGGCAGCACTCGTTGGAGTAGCAGCAACAACAGTCGTAGTGGCTGTTAGCAATAACAGTTCAAGGAAAGAGCGTGATATTCGTGAGCTTTTTCACCGAGTAGTCTCACTTGAGAAACAAGTAGCAGCTTTAAAGCCTAGAACCTGGAGAACCTAGCGAGGATCTTTAGGAAAGATATGAAGATCTTCTACTTCAAAGTCCAAGATCTCCCAAGTATCAACATCAGCGGCAACATCCCAAGCATTATCAGGATCTTTTGCTACAACAACAGTTTGGAAACCACCTACATGGTGGCCCATTCCGACAAAAGCAGAAGGTATTCGTATTACAAAAGCTCTAGGCTTAATGACCTGGGATTCGCATCCAGGTTTCTTCTCCTCTCCCTTTCGACAAAGATGCAAGAGGTATTCCAAGTACCTTTGCGTCGAGAGCCCCTTCGATTTCGCCCTTGTACGCAGCCAATTCAAGATCCCAAAGTTCTGATTCACGTTCCTTGATGGCTCTGTTTTCATCTATAGCAAGAGATTCATTCCAATACTGTATTGCACCAGCTAACGCATCTAATCTGTCATCGTGTTGTAAGCAATTTTTATCAACAGTTAGATGTGTAAGTTGATGGAATAATTGATAACTAAGAGCAGCTTCTACAGGATCATCTTCTCTACCTTTTGAATCATTTTCTACAACAGAGCGATTAATAATTAACCGATGTTGGTTTAATACAGGTTCAAGTGCATTAATAATTCTTCTTTCTTTTTGCATATTGCTTCTAACAGCTTCGACAGTACAGGGATAAACATTTCTTAGATAAGGCTGAAGCAAACTTTCAAGCATCCCTTGTCCAAATTGATCTTCAAGAAGAATCAGTTTTACTTTTTGTCTTTTAGCTGCTTGAGCTAAACCTTCTAAGACTGGTTGTGTATAACCTTCTCTAAAAGCACCGACTTCTAATACAAATAAATTTCCATTTAGGTGAGCGACTATTGCATAAGCAGTTTCATCAAGTCCTCTTCCTGATGGGTCAATAAACATGACGCATCCTTGGAACTCAATCCAATCTCCATGTATAAAAGCTGGTCTATGAAAGTAATCACCACTAAATCCAACACTAGGTAGGTCATTTATTCGGTATTCAGCTCCAGAAGACCACACAAGCTTCTCTGGTGCGTTCTTATTAACCTCCATAACAATTAGGTCAGCCAACTTCAGAGGGAACCTCTGCATGTCAGAGAGCGTTGTATCGAGTTGGAACTGCAATGTGAACTGTGATCGTCCATAACTTGCTTCCCTTTCGACTAGATCAAGTTCAGAAAAGCGATCTGGATCAGTTGGTCTTCCTTTTCTTTCAATACATCTATCTAATATCACTGGAGCTAGTGCATCTCCGTACTTTTCTGGTTTCTCTGGATACCTAGAAGGCCAAATACGACACTCATATCCTCTACTTCTTAGCTTGTTATAGATACTTTCCTCTGTTTGGGGCGTTCCAAGGAACATAATCTCCCCACCTGGCTTCAATATCGCATTAAATTCTCCGACTGAGTGTAATAATTTCTCTCTCATCCCTACTGTCCATGCAGTATTTGGTACTTCAACGTCATCAGCAAGTATCAAATCTGCCCTAGACCCCGTTAATTGTCCAAAAATACCAACAGATTTAACGCTAGGACTCTGATCGGGGATCGCTGGTCTGACATCAAACCTATTTGCTGCACTTCTTTGTTCATCTCGATCTGGATCTAAGCATTGTAGTAACGACATCTCCCTTATTAATCTCAAACAAAACTGGGCAAAGTCATCTGCTCTTGTCTTACTAGCAGATACAACCATAATTTTCTTCTGTGGATCATTCCTCAACAGCCACAACACATAAGCTGCTGCCATCCAACTCTTTCCTACTCCCCTAAACGCTTCAATAATTCTTCTCTTTGGTCCACCTTGCATATATTCTGCAATATCTAACTGCACTGGGGTTGGATCTGGTAGTTGAAGATGCCTCCATACCACCACTAAGAAATACCTGAAGTCCTCGTTATAAGGTTCAGGTAATTTCTTCCACTGCTTCTTCATCTACTTCTTCGTCCCTTTCTTTGGCGGCCTTCCCTTCTTACTTCCATAAGTCCCTTTTCCCTGTGGTGACATAACTAAGCCCTCTTCTTCTGAAATTCAATCACATTTTCTATATCTGGTAAAGCCTTAGCTAACTCCCCAAACTCACTTCCCTCTGATGGCTGTGCGCTAATCTGATTATCTTTTAAAAACTGCCTCAAAATATTTAACTCCGCACTCCCTAACTCTCCCTCCCGTAATCTCTCCATGAATAAATGAGCTAACCCTTCATGCAGCTCACTTAATACTTCCGTTGTCGTTTTCTTTCCCATGAAATTTACTATATAACATTTACACCCTAATGAAAAAGAGGCCTACCCACCACAGGAAGCCCCTTTTCGTTGATCTTATTTGATGGGGATCACTTGATCAACACACTCGTTTTAACCTTTTCCCAAATCCCTGTCCACCACTTACTGTCCACATATGAAGAACAATATGCTCTCCTACACTCCCCCTATAGGGGTCACTTACTTCACTTTTTGGTGGAAAAATTTGAGGGGGTAACGTAGAGAGGGAGCCGCAGCAGTCCCCCCAATGGGGTCATATATATAGTCTTGAAGATCCTGTGGCAGTCTCTGGGGTATCTTCAGTGGTTGTCTCTGTGGTCGCCCAAGATTGACAAAGAGGGGGGAGGGGCTTATATTGATCAGTGA